CCTGACGATAAAGATGATATTATTATATCTCATACTGAGTTTTTGACAAGCATTGAACCAACTACTTCTGGTTTTCAAACTCAATATAGTGCAGTGTTAAATCCAGGTTTAGTCACTTTTGCTCCAATGTTAGCACAAGTTGCACAGTTTTACGAAGAATATGAGTTTGAACAAATAATATTTGAGTTTAGATCAACTGTTGTACAAGGAAATGATACTGCTGCTGGAACATTATTAATGGCAACACAGTATAATCCAACAAATGCTTTGTTTACTGATGAAAATAGAATGGATAATTATGCGCATAGTTGCGCAACTCGTGTAACCGATTCGCTTTTGCACGGTGTAGAATGTGAAGAACGAGCAACCGGTCAATCCAGATTTGAATATGTTAGAACTGGTGATGTACCAAACGGACAAGATCCAAAAACATTTGATTTGGCTGTATTTCAATGTGCTACGCAAGGCTGTGCAGCAAATCTTCAAATTGGTAGATTGTATGTACATTATAGAGTACGTTTATCTAAGTTGAAACTGGTACCAGTAGTTCAAACTAGTTTAATAGAATGGGCCACAAGATTAGCTGGTGGTACAAGTATCACATCTGCTGCATTATTTGGCGAAGCTAATAGCGAAACTTATTTTGAGAGTAATATTGTTGTCAATCCACTTATTCAAGATAATGAAATTGTCTTTTCTCCATCTGTGATAGCCAAAAAGTATCAAGTAACTATATATTTAAAGTTGAATACTGCAACTGCCATCACAAAGACACTTCCAACTGTTACTGGAGGAATGTCATTTATAACAGATGATCAACCTCCACCTACTCAAGTAGGTCTACTGGTACCAACTAGTGCAACTGTTTCAACACATCACATGTTCACATTGTTTTTACAAGACGACGGCACAGGAGGAAATGTTGTATTCAATTATACACTTCCAGCAGGAAATGTCAACACACAAGTATGGACAAGTATTGTGCAACTTCCTGATAGTATCACATTACCAAATGCTGTTTAAGTAGTTAAGCAAAGCCCCCTTAGGGGGGCTGCGCAGGGGGGGGAGTTAGGGCTGCGGTGGCTGACTGGCGATAGCCTATTAGGGTGAAGTTTCTATAAAGAACTGTTTTTGTATATAAAGTATTATTAAATAAATGAACGAAGATCAACTACGCTCTGTTTTTTTAGCACACTATATTTTAGGAGTAGTAGTTGGATTTATTACAGGAATTATTGTTTGTAATATTCTTTTATGAAGGAAAAAAATTGCGATTGCATATTTGATCTTTTTTGCAACATTAGAGCAGTTTACGACTTTATCAAAGAAGAGTTTATCTTTAGAAAATAAAGTAAAATAGAATGAGTGTTCGCGATCCAAGAACCAGATATTTGGAAATACTAGCCGGTCCAGAAAGGGACGATTTTATTAATTATAGAAGAACAATGTTAGTAGCTGCTAGAATATATGGCCCAAGATATTTAGTACCTATTGGTGACGCATATCGTATAAAGCCGTACGCTTGGTGGAAACGAACAATTGAAGGTATTTACAACGGTGGCAATTTTTTGTCTGATAATTTTGCTCACATAATTATTGATGATCACGACATGAAACTTATATTAGATCAAATTTGTCTAGATTATACTCAATTTTGGAATGAATTGGATGAATGGAAAGTATTTAAGAGTAGACAATATACTTTAACTCCTGGTGAGAGTTATATGAGATCTCGCGCAAAAATGCAAGAAATGGATATTACTGACGAAGGTTTATTGGAAATTGGTACATATCCATATACAAAATTTGAGAGTAGAGTTATTGAAAGGATAATTGATCCATTTAAAAAGCGTTTTAAAAATAATGAAATAATGAGGTTACCGCGTACTGGTAAATATAATAGCGATTTTTACAACGCATTAGAAGAATATGCGAGCGGAGTTGCTACTGTTGAACAACATGAATTAAAACGAGCAAAAGCAGCATTTGATATTGCTGTACAGGATAGGTTGAAATTGAGGAATGTAGGTCCGTTTGGTACAAATTATGCAGCAGCATCTAATTTACCATACGAAATAATTAGGAAATTTCATGGACCATAGGTTGTGGGTTAGTATTACCCCACAACCTATGGTCCATGGTCCAAAGACCATTAGGATCATATGTAAATAAATATTTATATTTTTGTTTGTTTTGTTAGAAAAATGTAATGTACAATATCTAATATCAACGTAGCAAAAGCGATAAGTCGGCATATTAGATATTGTACATTACATTTTTTAAAAGTCTTGGGATCGAAACCGAAAAAAAAATTTTTTTGAGTTATTTTTGGTATTTTGTCATTGGTGGTCAAACAAAATTCATCAAAATGATATAGGGTTAGGGTTAGGGTAACATTTATTTTATCCGACAAACCGAGATCCCAAGCTTTTATTATTATATCCAAGCGCAAATTCATTTTAAGTAATGGCTCATGTATTCGATCTTGAGGCAGGCGAAGGACTTTCTGATGATGAAAGGGAGGGACCGGATCAGATTGTTACACGCGGTAAGCATTACGATTACGTGTTTACTTTGAACAATTATCAAAATCCGGCTGATACTGATTTCATTAGGGAATTCGCCAGTCAGTGTACATACCTTGTGTACCAGTATGAGCGAGGAGAGAATGGAACCCCACACTTCCAGGGTTACTTTCGATTTAAATCAAGACGAGCGTTTAACTCAGTTCGTAGACTACTTAGTAGAGACGGAGTCTGTAGATTCCACTTGGAGCCTAGAAGAGGAACTATTCCCCAGGCTATCGATTACTGCACCGATGCCGCAAAGAGAGACAACGGAGCAAATGCTGAAATCGTTGAGTATGGAATTAGACCAAGTGGCGGAGGATCTCGTTCAGACATCAGGGCTTGTCTTGAACTTGTTAAACAAGGCAAAAGCCAACGAGATCTCTATGACGAACATCCGGAAGTCATGGTCAAGTATGCCCGTGGAATCCAGGCCGCTAAACTCGTTTATGAAGACCAACGAGACTTCAAGACCATTGTCAAATGGTATTATGGAGGCACTGGAACTGGAAAATCAAGAGCTGCCTTTGATGAAACGCGCGATGTCACAGCCTATTGGAAAGCTGGCGCGTCGAAATGGTGGGATGGATATGACGGGCAAGATACCGTTGTCATTGATGACTACCGCTGCGACCTTTGCCCCTTTCACCAATTGCTACGCCTGTTTGACAGGTACCCATTGTCAGTGGAAGGAAAAGGGGTCGTTTTGTCATTCAGGTCTAGAGTCATTATAGTTACAGCACCACATAAACCTGATGTAATGTGGAGAAGTCAAACTGCAGAGCATATAGGACAATTAATGAGAAGAATTGATGAAATTAAATTGTTTGGAGAGGAACCTGTTCCTCCTGAAGTAGAAATGAATCGACAGTTTGTTAGATAATTTTATTATTAATTAATTAAATAAGAAAATGCCGAAACGAAAATCTTCATCTAGCGCTTATGCATTGGCTGCGAAACAAATGGCTGTTGAGAAAGCCATAAAGGATATGAAAGGTATGGCTCGTATGAGAGCAACAGCAAAACGTTGGCCTAGTAAAAGTTACGGAACAGCACATATTAAAAGAGGTGTTGAAGGAAGTTGGGGTTATAACCAATTTGGTCCTAGTTATAAGGATGCAACTGAAGAACAAAAGAGTATGCGTAAAGCATATGGTTATACAGGTAGGGGTAGATACAGTGTAGGCAATTTTGTAAAAGATATGCGTACATTAGGCCTAAACAAATATACAGGAGCTTTAGGCGACATGGGTCTAGGTGCTGCACAATCTGTAATAAATACAGGTACTGCCGCTATTAATAGAGCTATTACAGGAAGAGGCTCGTATGCCATGGCAGGAGCTAACGATTTGTTTGGTCCTGACGATAAAGATGATATTATTATATCTCATACTGAGTTTTTGACAAGCATTGAACCAACTACTTCTGGTTTTCAAACTCAATATAGTGCAGTGTTAAATCCAGGTTTAGTCACTTTTG